AACATGCGCCCGAACAGGCTGTTCCGCCACTCCCCCGAGGGCCGTTCGGACCTGCAGGGTGTCGAGCCGTGGCTGGACGCACTGGACGAGGCGTACAGCAGCTGGTGGCGCGACATCCGCCACGCCAAGTCCCGCATTCACATGCCGGCGTCGATGCTGGACAGCATGGGTCCGGGTCAGGCTGCCATCGCTGATGTGGACCGGGAGGTGTACGTCCCCGTCGAGGGTGTCTTGGCGTCGGCCAGCAACAGCCTGTCGGACTCCATTGACGTGCAGCAGTTCAAAATCCGGGTGGAGGAACACCGCGCCACCTGCGAGTTCTGGACTGAGAAGATCATCGAATCCGCCGGGTACTCCACACAGTCCCTGAGCGGTGACGGCGACAAGACGGCCACCGAGGTGCGCGCACACCAGAACCGGTCCTACATGACCCGCGGCAAAAAGGTCCGGTACTGGACCAAGGCGCTGCGTGAACACCTCGCGGTGCAGCTCGAGGTTGCGGCGTTGCTGAACGTCGATGGCGTCAAGGGTGACGCCGATATCAAGGTCGAGTTCCCTGACGGTGTGCAGGACTCCACCCTGGTGTTGGCGCAGACCGCGCAGGCGTTGCGGAACGCTGAGGCTGCGTCGACCAAGACGCGGGTTGCGATGCTGCACCCGGATTGGGACAGCAAGCAGGTGGACGCCGAGGTGGCGTTGATCCTGTCGGAGTCGGCTGCTGAGCCTGTCCCGGTGCCCGGCGATGCAGGGTTCTGACGACGCGACCGAATACCGGTCGCATGTTCTCGACATCTACGGCGCGCACCTGCACGTGGCCACCAACCATGAGCAGTGGAAAGCGCTCAGGGGCCGGGTCAAGAAACTGCCTAAGCAGGCCGACTCGCTGGGGCTGACGTGCATTCGGACCATGGTCACACCGGATGACCGGCATATCCCGGTGCTGGCGTTCTACGTGGACGCACTGGCGCACCGGGAGGACGTGGTGGAACTGGTCGACACCTGCGCACACGAGGCGGCACACGGGGCCGGGATGCTGCTGGACCACATCGGCCAGCCGTACGCCGGCACCCCGGAACACCACGCCTACTTGGTGGGTTGGCTGGCCCGGTGGCTGTTCGACGCTGCTACCGCGTGACCACAGAACATGCACCAACCGGTGGGGCGTCCGTACACTCAGATGCCCCACCGGAACGGCAGGGAGGACACGCGCATGCCAGTGAGCAGGCAGACAGCCGAAGGGCTGGCCGAACTGGTCGCATCCGTGTACGCGCGCGCTGAAATCCGCCTGCTGCGGCTGATCGCCACCCACCTTGAGGCCGGCCACGAGGCACCCGAGTGGGCAGAACGGAAGCTGGCTGAGCTGCAGATGTTTCGGCGCCGTGCTGCCGCAGTCGTCAAGGCTGCCAGGCTTGAGGCTGTGGGCGAACTGGTGCATGCACTCGAGAGCGCCTATCTGCGTGGCGCAGCCACGGCTGAGGGCGACCTGCGACGCCTTGGCCGGGAACTGGACCTGCCAGTCACCCACGCCGAACGCGCAGTGGCTGCGTTGGTGGCCGGCATGAGTGACCAGCTTGAGGCGTTGGACCTTCCGGTGGTGCGGCAGGCAGCAGACGCGTACCGGGCTGCTGTGGTCCGTGCAGCATCGGGGACACTGACTGGTGCCACCACGAGGCTGCAGGACGCACAGCACGCGCTGGACGAGTTGGCGTCACGCGGCCTGTCGGGGTTCACGGACACGGCTGGGCGGCGTTGGGGTCTGTCGACGTATGTGGAGATGGCGACGCGCACCACGACCGCTCAGGCTGCGGTGCAGGGTCACCTGGACCGGCTCGAGCAGGCCGGCATTCCGTTGGTGATCGTGTCGGACTCTCCACGCGAGTGTCCGCGGTGTCGACCGTGGGAGGGCAAGGTGTTGGCCCGTGGGCCGGTGCCTGCGATCATGGGTGACGCGGTGACCGGCAAGAGCATCCGGGTGCGTGTGGATGGGACGCTGGCTGAGGCTACGGCTGCGGGGTTGTTTCACCCGAACTGCACTCACTCGGTGTCGGCGTACGTCCCTGGTGCCACACGGTTGGATCAGGCCACGTCGAACGCGGTGGGGTATGCGCAGAAGCAGGAGCAGCGCAGGCTTGAGCGGAAGGTGCGGGAGTGGAAGCGGCGTGAGGCTGCGGCCATGACACCGGAGGCCAAGCGGTTGGCTGCCAGCAAGGTGCATGGTTGGCAGGGTGCGGTCAAGGCGCACACGGAGGCTACGGGGTTGCCGCGGAAGCGCAACCGGGAGTCACTGACCGCCGCCCGCTAGGCCGTCTCCCCAATGGGTCTCTGTCTTGCGTTGGTCAACGTGCTCGGGGCACAGGTCGCGCCCACCGGGCAGGCCGACAAGCCACCCACCTCCGCGCATGTCGCGCCGTATCTCGGCCGCAGAGTCGCCCACCACGTGCCACCCACAATCCGTGCCATCCGGTCTCTTGCCGTCACACCAGATGGTTACGAGACCTGTTGCCGTCATGGTCCGATCCTCTCATCAGGCAGCCCGCGCGGCTGCGTACTCGCGTCCCTTGGGGCCACCCCACGACAGCGCCAGTTCGCGCATGAAATCCCCGAGGTTAGGCCGCGGGTGCTGTGCTCGGTACTCGTCCACCTCGGTGGTGTACCCGTAGGTGGCGTTCTCGCAGGCTAGCCACCATGCGTGGTCTGCAGCGTGCCATGCCTGCCAGATGTGTTCGCGCCAGAGGTTGCGGCCGATGCGCCGACCGCGCTTGTCACACCTCACCACCGGGGTGCGCAGAACTTGCCGGTTGCGGTGAACCATCCCTCACGCGCGACCCGATCGAGCATCACGACCCGGCGCGGGTTGCCGTCCACCTCACCGCAGGAGGCGCACCGCTGGCGCATGTCGTCCATGCGGACGATCGGTTCTGGCGACCACGCGGGCACGCAGTCGCGGCAGACGTAACGGACGACGGTCCCAGGGGTCTCGGTCTCCATGCGTAGATAGTACGCACAACGCTGCGCATTGCGCAAGCACTTCGCACCACATTTCTCGTGGTACCCTCGCGCGCCCGCGCGCATTGTACCCTCAGAACTTGCGCACTACCCGCGCAATGCACTATCTTGTGTGACAACGTGGCATCACTGCCACCCAAACCTGACGGCCGCGCCTGGTGCGCGGCCTTTCGCATGCACCCAGGAGGCGCAGCACACATGAACACCACCGGTTACACCCCAAGCTCTGACGTGCTGGCCGCTCTCGAGGCCGGCGACATCGAGGGACTGTTGGCCGCGTCGCGTGCGCGGTTCGGCGGGTTCCGCATGGAGGGCGAGGGCGGTGACCCCGCCGGTGGTGGAGACCCTGCTGGTGATCCGGCGGGCGATCCTGCCGGCGACCCGAGCGGAGACCCCGAGGGCGACCCGAACGGGGACCCTGCTGGCGATCCGGCCGACGAGGACGCGCGAGTCAAGCGAGCCAACGCACAGGCCGCTGCAGAGCGCGTGAAGCGCCGACAGCTCGAGACCGAGCTGGCCAGCGTCAAGGACATCGTGACCAAGATCGGTGCGGTGTTCAACCCCGAGTCCGGCCCCGAAGCCGACCCGGCCGCACTCACCGGCCAGGTGGAGCAGCTGACCACCGAGGCCGCGCAGCTCCGCGCAGAGCTGCTGGTGCACACCATCGCGGGAACGAACGGCGGCAACCCTGTTGCCCTGCTCGACTCCCGCACCTTCGCAACCAAGCTGCACGGGCTGGACCCGGCAGCCGACGACTACACCGACCAGGTGGCTACGGCCATCAAGGACGCGGTGAAGCAGAACGCCAGCCTTGCAGCGGTTACCGGTCAGGCACCGGCCGCGGGGGGCGCATCGGGCGCGGGCCAGGGGTCCGCACAGCCTGCCGGCGCTGTCACACAGGAGCAGTTCAACGCCATGGGCGTGGCTGAACGAAGCCAGCTGTTCCGCACCAACCCCGACCTGTACCGGCGACTGGCAGCGAACATCCGCTGACCGGCCGCTGACCCGATCACGAGAGGACCACAGACGTGGCTTTCATTGACCCCGAGGTTTTCGCAGACCTCGCCCAGGCATCGTTCACCGGCAAGGTGAAGGTGCTTGGTTCGACCGCCGTGAAGTCGGACAACACCCTTGAGGGTGTCCCCGGTTCCACGATCACGTTCCCGAAGTGGGGCGCGCTCGGTGAGCTGGACGACCTGACCAAGGGCGTTGCCATGACGCCGGCGAGCATGTCCCAGACCAGCAACACCGCCACGATCAAGGAAGCCGGTAAGGCTGTCCTGATCGATGACGCCGACAAGCTCACCATCCTTGGTGGCCAGGGCGGCGCCGAGACCGAGGCCATTCGCCAGTTCGGTGTTCTCGCCGCGCGCAAGGTGGACGGTGACCTCATTACCGAGGCTGTCGCCAACGCCGGCCACGCGCTCGCGCCTGGCGCGGTCGCGCTGTCGTGGTCGGTGCTCGTGGACCACTTCGCGCAGTACGGCGACGAGTTCGAGCCGGACGAGTTCGCCGGTATCTGGATCAACTCGGCGCAGATGGCAACGCTGTTCAAGGACAGCCAGTTCATCGACGCGTCGAAGATCGGCGACAGCTCGGTAGTCCGCACCGGCACGCTCGGCAACATCGGCGGCATCCCGGTCAGCCTGACCAACCGTGTGGCCGCGGGCACCGTGCTGACCCTCAAGCACCAGGTGCTGGGCGCGCTGTACAAGCGCCGGCCGCTGGTCGAGACGGACCGCGACATCCTCAAGCGGCAGGACGTGTACACGACCAACGTGCACTACGCCGTCAAGGCCATCGACACGGCGGGCGTCGGCAAGATCACCGGCCTGGTCTGATCGGGGGCATGACACATGGGCATGCTGCTGACACACCACGAGGGCTACTGGCCCGAGGGTAAGGCACCGAAGGCAACCAAGCGCAGCCGTCCGCGGCGGCACAAGGTTGTCGGTGAGACGCCCGCCGAGGTGGTTCCTGCTGAGGACGCCAGCCCGTACGCGGAGCTGACCGACGAGCAGGTGGCCGAGGCGTACGCCACCAACGTGGGCGAGGACGCCGAGGGCCGCGAGGCTCAGGTGGCTGCGCTCGAGGCGCTGGACGCCGAGGCCAACCCGGCCGAGTGACGCAAGCGAACCCGGCCACCCCATCACGCGGGTGGCCGGGTTCCTGCACACAGGAGGCACACATGGCGCACATCGCGCACCGGCTCGGTGAGTTCACCGGCCACATCGGACCCGTGGCGTTCGTCAAGGGCCACGCCGAGACCGACGACCCGGACGTGATCGCGTACTGCGCGGACCGCCCGGACGAGTACGACGTGACCGAGGACGGGGCGCCGTTCATCGACCCTGACGAGTTCACCGAGGACAACACCGACCAGGAGTGACCAATGGCGCAGTACGCAGACGCGGCAGCCTTGGCCGCCTACCCTGGCGGGGACGCCATCGCACCCGCTGACGCTGACACGTTCCTGCGCACGGCGTCTCGTGTCGTGGATGCCGCACTCAAGGGTGTGGAGTACGACACCGACGTGGACGGGCTGCCGACCGACACCGACGTGGCACAGGCCATGTCTGACGCCACCTGCGCTATCGCGCTCGAGGCAAACGCGGCCGGCACCCTGACCGCTGGTGGCGCCACGCAGGAGTGGTCCAGTGTGTCCATCGGCAACGTGTCGCTGTCCAAGCCGACCGGTTCGACCGACGCCCTGGTGCTGTTGGGTGTTCCGGTTCCTGCTGCTGCCATCATCGCGTTGCAGTCGATTGGTGCACCGGTTGTGCTGGTCGGTTCCCGGTGAGGATTCCAGAACAGTTCCTGGTGCACACCGTCACGGTGACCCCGTACACGGGCCGCTCGAGCAGCGGCCCTGTCTACGGCACGCCGTTTGACCTGACCTGCATGCGGCAGGGTGGCCGCCGGTGGGTGCGTCAACCAGACGGCACCCAAGGGATGGCCACGCTCACCCTGTACGCGGCACCGTTGCAGGCGGCCACGATCCCGCCGGGCAGCAAGGTCGCATGGTCGGGTGGTAGCGCCACGGTGATGCAGTCCATTGACCACGACTCTGGCGGCCTTGGCGCCCCCGACCACACCGAGGTGGTGTGTCAGTGACGCACACACTGCACCTGAACATTGGCCGCATCGGTGCGCAGATCAAGGCCGGCGCAGAGGATGGCGTCACACTCGCTGTTGAACACCTGCTGACCGAAGCCAATAAGCATGTGCCCCATGACGAGGGCACGTTGGAACGCTCCGGGGACACCGGGGTGGAGACCTCGGGCGGCCTGGTGCGCGGGTCGGTGTCCTATGACACCCCGTACGCGGTGAAGCAGCACGAGGACATGAGCCTGAGTCACGACGGCAAGGGCGAGTCCAAGTGGCTCGAGAACACGATGGCCGCTGAGTCCGGCACGGTCGGCAAGATCATCGCCACCTCGATTAGCAGGGAGGCGCACACGTGACCACCCTGGTTGACGGCATCGGGCAACACCTGGTCGCACAGATACCGACGTGGGACTACACCACGACCGGTGCGCTGGACCCCGACAAAACACCGGTGGTCATCGCTGGTTCACCCGACGAACCGGACACCGTGGTGGTGGTCACCACCTACCCCGGCGGCCCGGAACCCGACACCCGCAACGGGTGGGAGTTTCCCCGCCTGCAGGTGCGTGTCCGCGCAGTCGACCCACTGGCCGCGCTTGAGCTTGACCGTGCCGCGTACGACGTGCTGCAGGCAGCACCCGGCGCCTACCCGGTGACGCTGCCCAACGGGCAGATCGTGCAGGACTGCTACGCCCTGCAATCAGAGGCCCAGCCGTTGGGCCAAGACGCCAACGGGCGGTGGGAGTTCGTCAGGAACTACCAGCTGACCGTCTAACCCCACTTCCCAAGGAAGGCACACCCCATGCAGATCAACGCACGAGACTGGATTTTCGAGGTTTCGCTGGACCCTACTGCCGGCACCCCGGTGTGGGCGCAGGTCGGCGGCCTTGAGTCGTTCGAGCTGGACACCAGCGAGGGCGAGGAATCCGCAGACACCACCACGTTCGAGTCCGCTGGTGTGGCCGAGTCGCAGGCCATGCAGCGCGGCGCCAAGCTGCAGCTGTCCGGCAAGGTCAAGCGCACCGGGTCCAGCCAGGACGCCGGCCAGGCTGCTGCCGAGTCGCTGGCCACCGAGGTGGGCGAGGACTCGCTGGGCGGCATCCGGTTCCGCCACGTCGATGACACCACGTGGACGCAGTGGAACGCGTGGGCGTCGCTGGGCACCAAGGGTGGTGGCAACAACGACAAGACCACGTGGGCGGCCAGCTTCATGCGTTCCGGTGGCCTGACCCACCCTCTCAGGGGAGAGGCGAACCTGAGACACCCTCCCCACATGCTCGCTCTGGCACCACGGGTGCCGGGCTGCCCGTACGACGGGACGGCGAGCACGCAGGGGCGCGTCTTGCGATACCAACGCGCACACACACTTACGGAGACCGAGAAGGGGAACCACCATGGGCAAGTCAGGCAACCCTGCGAAGCGCGCCGAACAGGAGGCCGCAGCGCAGACCGATGAGGCACCGGTGTACGAACCGGTGGAGTCGGCCGACGAGTTCGGCACCGAGGACTTTGACGCTTTCTGGGAAGCCCGGAACCGCAAGCGGCGCCGGACCAACATCATGGGCCAGTCCATCGAGCTCCCAGCTTCGCTGCCGCTGCAGTTCGAGATGGAAGCGCGCCGGGTGGAGCGGTCCCGCAACGAGGACGACATCAAACGA